CGGAAACGTCAGTAGCGCAACTTTCACTTGGAACTCGTGTCATGAAGTTTGTACTTAATCCAGACTCATGTGTACGTGTTGGTGAAAGTGATCTTGCATTAGTGTATGTTGCTAATACAGGACCGTTGCGTAATACTGTCGAATTCTTCCCTCAAACACACCATCGAACCCCCACTCAAGCTACTGTCTACGGATTAGATAGTAAAGGAGACAAGTTCTCTTCTACTATTCTATGGAATTTTGTGTCAGGAGTTAGTAATGGGAGGTATGTATTCAACGGCGCATATTATGACCTTACTGGTATGCAGTCGTTTGCTGGAATGTGTATGTCGCCTATCGTTGCTAAAACCACAAAAATTGCAATTGTAGGCTTTCATATTGGAGGAGTTACAGGCACATCGAAGGGATGTGGTGTAGCTGTTTTGCAGGATGAACTAACATTTGCAATCAAGCAATTGGCGGCTCAAAGCAAGACATTTGTGTTGGGACCGCAAGCTTCTGAGTTACAGGATGTTGTAGCTGGGAAGAATATTGTGGTCTCCGAAGGGGTTCGCAACACATGTCCTACGAACTATTTGGACTCTGATGCGGCCGTGGAAGTATATGGATCTGTGGTGAGGGGGAAACAATACGATTCTAATGTTGTCCCCACCGTTATTTCGGATATTGTCGAAGAAGTGACGGGTGTTCCCAATCAGTGGGGACCTCCCAAGTTCACACAACCCAGAGTACGTGAAGATGGGTCTGTGGACCAGCAGAGGTGGAAGCCGTGGTGGGCTTCATTGTCAACGTGTTCCAAACCATCCATTGGATTTGATCCTGTAAATGTTGAACAGGCCATGGATGATTACTTGGTGGAACTTAAGGAAACGTTTGATTCTCAAAAAACACTATGGGAGACACAAATGCGTCCACTAGACAACGTGGAGATTGTGTCCGGAATCGATGGACTCAAGTTTGTGGATTCTATGAATGCATCAACCTCAATGGATATCCCATCGGAGGGCCCAAGAGTAATTGGCTTGTTGACTTACCGGCAACGGACAAGAATGCAAGCCCCAGAACTTTCAAGCCTGAAGTATGGAAGATGGTTGATGAACTAATGGAAAAAGCAGACAACAATGAATTCCTCAATTCGATTTTCAATGCTTCGCTTAAAGATGAACCAACTAAGCTTAGCAAAGACAAGGTGAGGGTGTTTCAGGCAGCACCTATTGCTTTGCAGATAGTAATTCGTAAGTATTACTTACCCATCGCGCGCTTTTTGTCTGTGAATCCCTTAGTGGCTGAATGTGCAGTGGGCATTAACAGTCACGGGGTGGAATGGGATGAGCTCAGTAACTACATGGCAAAATTCGGAGATGACCGAATTATTGCTGGCGATTACGCAAAGTACGATCTGCGTATGCCTGAACAACTGACTCTTACCGCTTTTGCTGTAATGCTCGAGATTGCAAAGTGGAGTGGCAACTATACTAATGATGACCTTCGGGT